AGGACACGATCAACACGCGGCGGTGCAAGATAGGGCACGCGGCGCGGTGCCTGGATAAATCGCCCTATGACGTGACGTCAGAGGATCTAGTGCATTGGACGGCCTCGCAGTCCTGGAAGGCGGAGACGCGCAAGGGCTATCGGAATACGCTCGTCGGTTTTTTCCGGTGGCTGCATGCCACGGGCCGGCGCGCGGACGATCCGGCGGTCGCGCTGCCGAAGGTGCGCAAGACGCGGCCGCATCCCCGCCCGTGCCCCGACGCGCACATATACGCCGCCATGTGCGCCGCGAACGATGTGGAACGGCTCATGCTGCGCCTTGGTGCCGAAGCCGGGTTGAGACTGTCCGAAATCGCGGCCGTCCACTCGCGCGACGTGCTGGAAGGCGACGCCGGCCCGTCGCTGATAGTGCGGGGCAAGGGCGACAAACAGCGCATAGTGCCCATAAGCGAAGACCTGGCGAAGCGGATAACGGCCGCGCCCGGTTGGCTGTTCCCCGGCCGGTGGCGGGGACACGTCGAAAAATCGTATGTGTCCCGCCACCTCACACGGCTGCTGCCGGACGGTTGGGGGCCGCACTCGCTGCGCCACCGGTACGCCACGCGCATGTACGAGACCACGCACGATCTGCTGCTGGTCTCGAAGCTGCTGGGACATAGCAGCGTGGAGACCACGCAAATCTACGTGGCGATGCCGGATAGCCGGCTGCGCGTCGGCCTGGACGCGGTGACGTTGGCCGGCTAGATTATTTGCCGGCCATGCGTAGAGGGTTGTAGGCGACGCCGAAACCGCCGGTGAGCACGCCGCCCGCGAAGATGATGTATTCGCCGATGTCGGCGTGGCCCGCGAGGGCGACGCCTCCACCCGCGAGTACGGCGGCGAGGCCGACGACGTAGATCACCGTTCGGATGGTCTCGCTGAACACGGGGGTGTATCCCTTGCTTGCGTCGATCTGCGCGGCGGCTTTGTGGTCGGCCACGCCTGGTGTGTTCGTGTCCGTGGTGATGGTGTTGTTCTCGGCGGCGAGCATCTGCTCGCTGGTGGGCTGTTGCATGTCGGCGCTCATTTGGCGGTGTCCTTCTCCTGTGCGGTCATGGTGATGACGAGTTTGTCGATTTTGTCGCTGACGGCCTTGGCGGTCCTGTCGGCGATGTCCTCGGGGTTGCTGCCGAGCGCCGTGGTGAGCTTGTCGATCTGCCGCTGCTGGGCCGCGACGGTTGCCTGCAGGGCAGTGACGGCTTTCTTCACGTCGCTGATACGGCCGGGCAGTTCGTAGTTGATGGCGTTGTACATGTTGCCGCCCAACGCGCTCTTGTTGTAGTTGTATCCCCATATTTCGGCTGCTGTTGCCATGTCGATGTCTCCGTATCCGTTGATTTGGTTTGCTTTGTTGATGATGTACCGCCAGTTGAGCCCGTTCGGGCACAGGTCCGGGCAGGCCGGGTGCGCGTATGGAGGCACGTCCCGGTGCAGGAATATGTTCCTGCCGCGTTCCAGCTTGCCGAACCCGTACCGGCGGGCGATGTCCGCGCATAGGCGGGCGCTGGCGTCGAGGCATGCCTGGGTGCATGGGATGAAGTCGAGTCCGCCCTGGTGCTCGATGCTGATGGTCTGGCAGTTGCTTGTGTAGCTGCCGTCCGCCCATGCGGCATCCGTCTCGGCGACGTACTGGTGGGTCTCCCCGTTGCCGCCGATGCCGTAGGTGCTTGATGCCTGGTATGAGGCACGCTGGAAGATGTTGTCGGTGCCGGCGAGCCAGCCGGCCATGATGTGAAGGGTGATGCGTGTGACGCGGTATCCCCTTCGCCCCGCGTAGTGGTTGGGGCTGCCTATCCATGTGATGCTCATCGCATGCTTATTCCTTTCCGTCGTCGTTGTCCTGGAAGAGCCCGTCGGGCGCGCTCGGTGGCGGTGGAGGCGCGCGCCGCCATATCGCGTCCACAAGTTCCCTGTTCCACAACCACAGGAGCTGTCGGTCTCGGGCGCTTTGGTCGAGTTGGCGTTGCGCCTCGATGAGCAGGCGGCTGGCGTCGGTGTCCTTGTCGCTGCGTGTCTTCGCCCATGTGGCCACGAACTGGACGCACGCGCCTACGGCCACGCCTCCCGTGCCGATGAGTGCGCTGATTATCGATTCGGTCATGCCGGGTCGCCCGCGGTGTAGATGAAGACGATCCAGACGTTGATGGCGGCCGTGTTCGACGAGCCTTTGCGCACGATGATCTCGCTCGGTGTGACCGTGACTTCCGAATGCCAGTAGGTGTCTGTCGCAAGGTATGGCTGCATGAAGCCGTTCTTGCCCTGTGTGATGACGTGTGCATCCAGCAGCGTATACATGTTGCTGATGCCCGGTGATGTTCTGGAATTGTTCGCCAGATTCTTGTATTCCCTTACCTGCATGTAGATTCTCCGGCCATCGACCCATTTGCGGCCGGTGTAGATCTCTGAGTTGAGTCTCCATACGCCGTTCCATGGCTGGTCGGCGTTCCTGGTCTTGACCCATTGGGTCCCGTCCCACACGTATGGGCCGTTGTCGTCGTTGCCGCCGGTGACGAAACCTGGTTGGCCGGTCACGCCGGTGATGCTGGCCAATGTTTCCAAGGTGGTGGCTATGGCGGGTTTCACGCCGGCCGGGGTGTTGCGGCTGTCCACCTCGTTGAGTGCGTTCTCGAAGCCCTCGGCCATGGTCTTGAACTGGGCGGGCGCGCTTGACATGAGGTCGCCGGCCTCGATGTAGGGCAGGCCATAGATCGGTGTGGTTTTCATGGTTCCTCCGTGATGGTGGTTGGTTGCTGATAGGTGTCGACGAGGGATAGTTCGGCGAGGGTGAGTGCGCATTGACTCCACGTGGCGGGCCATGCGCCCATGCTTGCCCAGGTGGTCGCGGCAGCTGCGGCGACTGGCAGCGGCCATAACGTCACCTCGTTGCGGAGCAGTGGCCGGCCGCTCCTCCACTGGTAGGTGAGCGTGCCGCCGATGCTTGCCCACGCGCCGGATGCCGCCGGGTTTCCGTCGTCGCCGGCGAGCCGTGACGACGTGGCTCCCTGGATGACCAGCGGGCCGCTGCTGGCGGTGAGATACAGGCGCGCGTGCGTTGCTGGGTCGAGCCTGCGGCTGTCGAACACGATGGTCTCCGGCCGCAATCGCCGGTCAACCGTGACGAGCAGACGGGAGAACGCCGCGCGTTCATCGTCGCCAGGCGTCCATACGGTGCCGCCTGCGCGGGTCCACACTCCGCCGCTTTCGTCCGCTGAAACCACGTCGGCTTCAACGGTGACGCTTGACTGGGTGGTTTTCAGGTTGGCCGGCAGCGTGCCGAGGTCGGATAGCTCGGTGTCGTGCTGGTCGAACTCAAGCACGCCGTCGCTTGCCTTCGCGGTCTTGCCCTGGATGACGAACTGCGTGACGGGTTCCGGGATGGTCAGCGTCTGTTCGTCATCGATGATGATTTCGGCAGCGTCCAAACCGTCCAGCGTCTCTCCGGTCCAGTCGGTCACGGTGAACCGTCCCACGGTATCGACGCCGAGCGTCACGGGAACGCCGAACGGCATGTAATCCAGACGGCTCACCGCACGATCCGGGTATTCGTACCAGATGGGCCACATGCTCTCATGCGCGAACGTGCGATGCAGCAAATCCAGTTGGGACGGATAATCGTCGGTCTTATAGGCCGCCATGGAATCGGTGGAGGTCAAACCGGATACGGAGACCCGGGGAGCGTCGGCGTCGGCGGCGCGCCGGTTGAGCTCTTCCACACGGCCGCTCATGCCGGCGACCCAATGCAGTCCCGCATACCTGGCGTCGGATGACGTTGGCCCCTGCTTCTGCAATCTCTTCCACAGGATCATGCGACCGCTGGCGCTCAATTCCAGCAGCCATCCGTCGCCATGCGGTCGCGCGTCGCCGCCGTTCTGCACCAGTCCGTCGAACAGGGTGATTGCCGTGCTGGACGTGCTGGAAGGCAGGCCGGGCGTGTAAGCCTGGTGCATCGCTTCCACTCGCATATGCTGCGCCGACCATGGGCCCATATCGTCTCGGAGCATGCCCCACGTGGGCTGTTCGCTGATCTGCACGAGCACGCGGGCCCCGGCCAATGTGAGCGCGCGGCCGGTGAGCCACCCGGTACGATCCCGCAAGGTGAACGACATCACCGACGGTTCGGGCTGTTCGGCGAGGTCATCGGTGCCCCACTGGATGCTGAAGCCGGCCAACGCGGCCACGTCCTCGGCATGGTCGTTGACGGACTTCCAGCCGTCGCCCCAGTCCAGGAACATGAAACACTGCTGCACTAGTTGCCCCGCTTCCTGTCGTAATCGCCGAGAATCTTCCTGATCTCGCGCGCCACGCCCTCACGGTCCACCGGAGCGTTGAACGTGACGTTCACCACGGTTCCGCCCACCGTGCCGCCGTTCATGCCGGCGTCCAGGCTGAGCCCTCCCATACGGCCGTTGATCCGTGAGATGGTGCGCCGCACGTCGGTGTCGAAACCGCTGCGCAAGCCCTTGGCGAAGCCCTGCATGATGAGACGGCCGTTATTGACGAGCATCACGGCGTCGTATTCCGGCGGTCCCTTGTGCTCGGTTATCCAGTCGCCGATGCCGGAAATCCAGCCCGTCACGGAATCCCACATGCTTTTCAGACCGTCAAGGAAACCGCTGATGATCGATGCGCCGGCGTTGTACAGCAGGTGCCCCACATTGCCTATCGCGCCGGTGATACGTCCCGGAATGCCCTTGAACCACGCCACGACTGCATCCCACTTGTCGGTCGCGAACTGCGCTGCCGACTGGAAGAAGCCGCCAATCTTGCCCGGCAACGCCTGGAAGAATCCCACGATGTTGCCCACGCACGATCCCAGCCATGATGTGAACGACGCCCATATCTGACGGCCGGTCTCGGTCTGCGTGAAGAAGTAGACGAGAGCCGCCACCAGCGCGGCTATCGCGGTGATGACGATGACGATGGGGTTCGCGTTCATGGCCGCGTTCATGGCCCACTGCGCCACAGAAGCGGCCGTGGTCGCCATGCTGAATCCCTGCAACGCGGACACGACGGCGCTGATGGCCGAAGCGACCTTGAACGCGGCGAAACCCGCCGCGATGCCCACAAGCGCGGACGCGACGGGTTCCGCATGCTCGGATACCCAGTCGCTGAACGCCGTGAGCTTGTCCGAAACCATGCCGACGATATCGGCAGCGCCGTTGAATGCGTCACCCAACGCCTGGCCGGCGCCGGACGCGCCGCCCATAGAATCCGCCAACGGCGTGAACTGGCCGATGACGTCACCGGCCGCGCCGGCGAGGTTCTTGCACGCCTCCCACACCGCGCCGAAGATGTCCGCAGCGGCCTGCATCGGGCCGGTGTTCTGGAATGCGGCCACGAACTCGCCGGCCTTCTGCTTCGCCGTATCGAACGCGCTCACCGCGTTGTCGCGGATGGTGAGCAGGAAATCAACGACGGGACTGTCTTCATCGATGTTGAACGCTTCGCGCAATTCGCTGCTGAAATCACCGTCACGCACGAGCTTTATCACGCCCTGCAATCCGGTCGTCGCCTTGCCGCTGAACGCGCTGATCTTGTCGGCGGCCACGGTCATGGCGCTGGTCACGGCCGGTTTGAACAGATTGAAAGCGTCCGTCAATCCGCCGGTTACTGCGGCCTCAAGATTGCCCAGCGCGCCTTCCATGGTCTGCGTGCTCGTGGCCGCTTCCTTGGCGACGTCGGTCATGCCCAGGTCCATGATGGCCTTGTTGAACTCGTCGGCCGTGATCTCGCCTTTTTCCATGGCCTCGCGGAAATTGCCCGTGTACGCGCCCGCGTTCAGCATGGCTTCCTGGAGCTTGCCGGCCGCGCCCGGTATGGCGTCTGTCAGCTGGTTCCAGTTCTCGGTCGTCAATTTCCCCGCGCCGGCGGTCTGCGTCATGACCATGGCGACGCTTTTGAACGTTTCGGCGTTGCCGCCGGCCACGGCGTTCAGGTTGCCGGCGGCTTCGGTGAGTCCGACGTAATCCTGGATGCCGTTGGCCGCGAGCTGCGCCGTGGTGTTCTGCACGGTGGTCAGGTCGTAGACGGTTTTGTCGGCGTATTCGCGCGTGGCCTTCGTCGCGGCCTCCACGGCGCTCGTGTCGAAGCCGGCGAAATTCATGGTGTTTTTGAACTTGTCCGTGGAATCGGACATGTCCATGACCGCGCTGGTGAAGCCCTTGAGCGTGTCCCACAACGCGGAAACGCCCTTGAGCGCCGCGCCGCCCATGAACGTGCCGAACGCGCTGGCCTTGGCCGTGACCTTGGACAATGCCTTCACCGCGTCGTCGCTGTTGCCAGTGATCCGCACGCTCATGATGGCGCTTTTACCCACGGTCCACCTCCTCCATGTGTTCTATCTCGTCCTGCAATAACCTCATGCCGGTGCCCCAATCGAGTTCGCTGGCCTCATGCCTCCATGCCCACGGCGTGCCGCCGAAACGGGCCGCGAGCAGGAACGACAGCATGCCCAGCGAATCGTCGGGCCACTCGGCTAGACGGTAGGGTTTTCAGCGGTCGGCGTCTCCACGTCGATGTCGTCCACCTCTTCCAGCCACTGCGCGTAAGGCATGGTGGTGTTGCCCGCGTATCGTTGCGCCAGATACGCCATGTAGTACGACTGGCGAATCTTGGATGCCTCGCCCGGCGCCCATCCCTCCTTCTGCGCGTGCTCCTCCGCCGACGTGATGACGCGCGGCGTCAACGGCGCTTCGTCCACATGCCCGTCGGTGTACGTGACTTTCGCTGTGCTTCGCATGATCTAGGCTCCCTTGATCTGGTTCATGGTCTTCTTCACGAACGTTTCGTATTCCTTCGCCCATTGGCTCTCTGTCGATGCCACGGCGTCGTTCACGAACGTTCTCGGTCTGATGTTGCGCGCCGGCCAGCCGTAATTGATCGGGCCCGCATACGGCACGGTCTTGCGGCCGGCGCGGATGATACCGGCCTTCTGCGTGGCGCCGGCGCGGATGGAACCGGCCAGTCTGCCGGTCTTGCCGCGTGGCGCGCGGGCCACCGCCTCGGGTTTTGCGATGTCGGCGGCCCTGCGGTTGACTTCCTTGAGCTCCTGCATATCCGCGCCGGCCTTGCGCATGGTCTGAACGAAACGCTTCTGGCCGACGACGTACAGGGCCTTGTCCGCCATGTTCAGACGCTCGGCTTCGTGTACGCGCTGGCCTTCACGCCGGTGGCGGAGAACTCGAAATCCTTCTTGTTCTTCGTCTTCACGTCACCGCCGAACGCGATTGGCGCTATGGTCACGGTCATGTCGAGCTGGAGCGCGCCGGACGTGTTCGGGATGAACTTCGCGGGCTTGGTCTCGCCCGCATTGTTCAGGCAATACACCTGCGCGCCGTTCATGCTGAAGTCCTCGCCGATGCTTCCCGACAGCTTCCACGACGTGCTGAGCGCGCCGCCCTCCTCGTGGCCGTCCAGGTACGTGTCGGGGTCCTCGCTGGAATTGTCCGGCGACAGTTCCACGCTCGTGCAATCGACGTCCAGCTTGTACTGGTCGTCTGAGGAGCCGATGACCAGGCTTCCCGGTCCCAGGGTACGGATTTTGTCCGCCATGATGGTTGTTCCTTTCGTTAGATTTCATTGAGTGTGATCTGGTAGGCCGCGAGCGTCGCGTCTCCACGCGTGAAGCCGACGGGCTCGGCCGATGTGACAGGCAGCGCGGACGCCGCGAGCCGGTCCATCGCGGCCAGTAGCAGCGGCAGCGCGGACGCCTGCGCCCAGGGACTGCCGGCGACGAACACGAGCCGCACCGATAGTTCGTTTTCCGCGCCCGCGTAGGGCCATGCCACTTCGGGGGGTTTGACCCATACGCAGACCTTGCCGCGTGGCGGCTTCACCTCGGTCTCGTCGATGGTGACGTGTTCCACGAGGTCGCCGCACGCGCCGGCCACCTGTTCCATGAGCGCGTCGATCTTGCCGGTGATGGTGTTTGTCATGCAATCCCCATTCCCGCGAGCACGCCGGCGGCGCGGAGCTTCGGCCAGGCGGCGCGCAACGGGTCGGCGGAGACGCGGAACGGTTCGATGGCGTCGCTGTCCACGTTCATCACGCCGTTGCGCGCGTCCTTCTGGTTGAACAGGTCGGCGGCGACCGCCAGCACGCAATCGGACTGGATCAGGTCGGGCACCGTGTCCCACGTCTCGCCCAGGTTCGTCGACAGGTAGGCGCGCGCCGTCGCCAGACAGTCGTCGGCGCGCGTCTCGTCGTCGCTGCCGATGACGTTCATCATCGACAGGAACTTGTCATGCAACTGGTCCATGTGCGCCTACTCAGGCGGTGGCCTTCGGACCCAACGGCATGACGCCGCCGGTGAACACGGTCGCGAACGCCGCGTAACCGTACACGCTGTAATTGGAAAGCAGTTTCGTGGTGTCGTCCTGCTGGAGCTGGAACGGGCCGCCGGCCTCCCACATCTGCAACGCGGTCGGGTCGATGAACGCGGCCGTGTTCGCGGCGGCACCCGGCACCATCTGCACGGGGACGGACAGCATGCGGCCGGTGATGCCGGTAAGGCTCAGGCTGCCGAGCTTGTCCACGCCCTCGCCGGAAACGTCCATGAGCGCGTCGCCGCTGCGCGTGATCTTCGCCATCTTGTCAAATACGTCCTTGCTGACCGCGAGCGTGCCGAGCTGCGCGCCTCGGCCGTCCGCCGCCTCGGCCGCGTTGATGATGACGGTAATCCACTGGTCGGCGGTGAGCGCGCTCACGGCCGCCGGCGTCTCCAGCTTGTTCGCTGCGGCGCCGGTGATGGCGGCAGTCAGCTGCGCGCGGGCCGCCGCCTCCACCGCGTTGCTGTAAGCGATGGTGAGCGCGCGGAGCGCGGTATCGAGCGCGGGCGTGTTGCTGCGTTCGATGACCTGGCGCGACAGCGGCGCGTAACCTCCATAGGTCTTCACGGCGGCGGTCGCGCTCGTGAGCGTGATTTTGCCGGTGGTCAGGGCCTCGCCCTCGGCCGTCTGTTCGGCCACCTTCAGCGTGTTAGAGCCGAGCTTGAGATATTCCAGCGTCATGCCGGTGGCCGGCAGCGCGGCATGCTGGAACAGGTTCGCGACGCTACGGCGCGACTGGATGAGCTTGATCTGGTCGGCGACCCACTCGTTAGTGTTGTTCGTGTCGGAGCTGGAAATCAGGTCGCGGGCCTCGCGCATGAACTCATACGCGGTGTCGTCGCCGGCCGCAAGCGCCTTCGCGAACTCGCCGGCCGAACGGTATTGGCCACCGATGACGTGCGGCGGGTCCGGCTTCTGCCGGCCGATGGTGTCCGCGAGCGAACGGATCTGCATTTCGAGCTGGTCGAAACGCGATTCCGTCGCCGGCTGCTGTTCGTTTTCCACTGTTTCCTCCTTGGTGTCGGTTTCCTGGTTGACGTGTTCCTGGTCCCGTTGGCCGGTGATGGCCGCGCCCGTGTACGCGGGTATGCCGGTGACGGCGACCTCAAGCAGTTTCACGGCGCGCCGCACGTACACGCTCGTGTCGCCCTCGGTGCGCTTGTCGGTGGTCACGGGCATGAAGCCCACGCTGAACGAATCAAGCACGCCGTCGCGGATCAGCTGCACGGCGTCGCGACCCTCGGCCGTGTCGCTGATTGACGCGGTGATGTGCAATCCGTCGGCCTCGCGCGTCGCGTTCGTGACCTTGCCGATGAGACGGCCGTGGTCACGGCTCAACTTGGTGCGTGTCGTGTCGCCGAAATCGCAATCCGGCGCGAACTCCTCGGCCGCGCCGCGCCACAATCCGATGCGTTGGCCGAACGGCACGGCGATGCCCTCGATGCGGGTACCGTCGCCCTGGTCCTCGCGTAGCTCGATGCCCTTCACGGTGATGGTGCGTACCTCTTCGCTCATAATGTGACCTCCTGCGGTGTGGTCTGGTTGATCGGCGCCCATCCTTCACGGGCGCGCGCCTCGTCCACCGTCATGAATCCGGCGGATATGGCGGTCTGGTAGGCGCTGTAACGGGTGTTCGTGTCGGAACGATGCAACGAATCCCAGTCGGGCATGCACCATTGCCCCTCAGGCAGCAGCGACGTGAGGGCCTCGCAAATCTCGTCAGCGTAGGCCGACAAAGTGTATTCCGCGAACGTGAGCCACTCTTGCTCGATGTTCGAGTAGGTCAGCGAAGTGCCTTCCACCTTCGCGAGCATCAACGACGCCGGGATGCCCAACAGGCGGGCTATCTGCGTGGTGTTGAACTGCTGGGACTCGATGAATTGCAGGTCTTCGGGGCTCAACGCCAACGGCGTGTAGTCCAGGCCCTTGCCGAGCACGCGCACGCCGCCGGCGCCGCCCTTCGCCCACCGTTCGCTAGCGGTCCTCGCGTCCTGGTCGCTTAATATCTGGTCGCTTTTCAGGATGCCGGCGGGCCGCGCCGTGTTGTCCAACCAGTTCGATGCGTAGGCGCGAGTGTCCTGCGCTCCCTCGATCTCCTCGCGGGCCGCGCTGATAGGGCCCATGCCGCGCAAACGGCCGGCCACGTTCAACAGCTTCAGATGCACGATGCGGTCGGCGCCGTAGTCCACGCCACGGTACGAGTAGCGCAAGCGCGGGTTAGCCGGGTCCATGTTCAGGTCAGTGACGGTCACGAGCTGGGGTGGCAGACTGCGCACTCCCACGAGCACGCCGGCCGCCTCGACCTTGAGCAGGAACGCGTTACCGTTCAACGCGAGAGCGGAAACGAGGTCGCCGAACAGGTCGCGGCGGCTACGGTTCAGGTCGGGCCGGGTGATGAGCGTGCTCGGCCGCATGCGCGAGCCGTCCGGCGCGTACTGGATCAGCGGCAGCTTGCTGACCGCCGTCTCGATGATCTGCACGCCGCGAAATACGGTGGACAACGCCAGCGGGTCATGCGACGTGGACAATCGCGGCGGCAATGTCGGCGCGTCCGCTTCCTCCACGTCGTCCGTCGTCTGCGCCGCGCGAAGCAACAGGGCGGCGGTGTTGGAGATGCGGGAAATGAAGCTCATGCGGCCGATTCAACCGCCCGCCGGCGCACCACGCCGAAACCGGCGTATAAGAACATCGCAGAACGTCTAAAAACGTCATAGAACGTCTAACCGAAAATCTGCAACGGCGCGGCCGGCTGCGCGTGAAGCGAAGCGGTGACCGCGAGTTGCGCGGCCTCAAGCGCGTTAATCGCCTGTTCGCTGTTGCGGCGCGACAGCACCCAACTGTCGGCGACCCACCGGCGCACCGCGACGGCGGCAGCGTCGTCCAGCGCCGGATCAGGCACGTGCAACACCTGGCGTTGCATGAGCCGGTCAAGCATGAGCACGCCGGCCGCGACTATCTCCGTGTTGCCGATATCCGACAACCGGTATTCCGGCGTGCCGTCCGCCGCGACCTCATGCAACCGGTCGGCCAACGGCGCGGACGGGCCGCGCCGGTCTATGGCTATCGGCGCGCCGCCATACCGTGATTGCAGGTCGGCCAGCCGTTCGGCCGCGCCGGCGGTGCCCGGCAGCACGTCCACGATCTGCACGACGGTGACGCCATCGCGCCGGCACGCGGCGGCTATCGCGGTCGATTCCGATTCCATGCCGACCGCGACGCCGAACGCGAGCGTGTCCAGGTCGAGCGCCGACAGGTCGAGCGGCGCGGTCTCGGTCTCCGTCCACAAGGCGGCGGGGTAGACGCGTTCGGTGCTGGACGTGTCACGGAGATTGCAGAACGCGCGCCGCCAGCCGGCCGGGTCGTCCGCGAACTGGTCGCGAAAGTCCTTGAGCTGCCGACGGTCGAACAGGTAGCCGCAACCCGGGTGCGCGCTGGCTACGGCGTCCAGGTCCTCGCTGTCCTTCGCGGGGTCAAGCCCCCAATCGAAGAACGCCCAACGTTTCGGGATGTCGCCGGCACGGCACCGGTCCAGAAGCGCGTTGTAATACTCGCTTTCGGCCGTGCCCTCCGTGCTTGTGATCCACAATTGCGGACGGACGCCCGTGGCCCTCATGCGCGTGGTCGTCGTCGGGATAAAGCCATCCAGAATCTGCTTGGCCTGGAGCGCCGACAACGCCCACACCTCATCGAGGTTGATGAAATCGCCCTGGAAACCGTGGCCGCTGCTTTCGGTCATGCTGCCCGGCCGCAACGTGCTGCCGTTGACGAGCGGCAGCGCCATGCTGCCGTTGCTCATGCGCGGGTTCCCGTCGATCAGCGCCGCCAGAGGGGAGCGCACCACGCTTTTAATCAGCTTGCGAAACTGTTCGTTGCTATCCTTACCGGTCTGCGCGAGATACCACACCTCACGGTCGGGTCCAAGCAGCGCGTTACGCACCTGCTCGGCCTTGCTTATCGTCGTCTTGCCCGCCTGGCGTTGAACGGACACAATAACGCGGTCGTAGTAGTACGTGCCCGTTTCCGGGTCCAGCTCACCGGCCACGTCCGCTACCTGGCGTTGCCATGGGATCAGCGGCTGACCCAACGCGGCGGAGATGCGCGCCACCTTGCCGCCGTCCGTCTCACGCGAAGGGTCGCGCGGGGTCGCGTGGCGCGCCGGTGCCGGCCTCACTGCGCCATGTCCTTGAGCAGCTGCGCGAGGTCGCCGGCCTTCGCGGACGTTTCGGACGGCTGCAACCGGTCGATGGTCTCGTTGTAGCTCGTGACCATGCGGGAGATGTCGCGGCCCTTGCGACACAGGCGGTCGATGGTGCGGGCGCACGTGAGCAGCAGCGTACACAGGGCGCGCCGTTGCGGCGTCAGCTGCGCGGCGTCCTGCAACAGCTCGGTGACGAGCTCCTTGGTCGAGCTGGTCAGCGGGTTGGTCAGCTCGTCGCTGTCCTCCATGCCCGGAAGTGTCATCTGCTTGTCGTTGTCGTCCATGATTTGCGCTCCTAGCCTATCGGTGTTACTGTCTGGAACTGGCTTCATTCCGCCGATTGGTGGAGCGCCGCGCCCTTGCCGGCGCGGCTTTTTTTATTTGGGTTGGGGATACGAAATCGGTGGGCGCGGGGTGTCCCTTGACCATGGCCGTTTAAAAAACCGGCTACCATCGCGGCCGCGCCGACACGGCC